TGACATGGCACAACCATGTTGTTTCTATATTAACCGCTTACTGCATTTTTGAGCATATTATATTTATTTACATCTGTTTTATATAATCTTGCCTGTTCAGTTAAGTTAAATGATTCCTTTGCAAATGGATTCTTTTCACCAGCAGCAGTGACAAATTCTGTTTGAACCTTTGTTGTAGTCGCTCCACCGCCTTGAGGTCTAGGGTTTTTCTGTACCCATTGAGGCATATTAGACATAGCCCAATCCTTCACTGGGGTTCTGTTATATCCATCAACAACAACTACTGTTCCATCTGCCTCTCTTGCAAGTTGATCCTTGCTAATGCGAGATAACACATATTGGGGATCGTGTACCACATCAGCAAGGGCTGTCACTGCTGGTGCTTCAACTTCAAGTTGTCTTTGTCTTGCCTCTAATTCTTGAATCTTTTTATTTTTTGCCTCTTCTGCGTCACGATATTGTTGTGCCTGTTTTGCAATCGCTTCGTCATATCTGCCCTTTGCCTCAAGCTCTTCTTTTTCTTTCTGCTGTTTAAAAGCAATTAAAGCATCAACATCAACATCTGGCGGTACTGCTTTTGCTGCCTCCTTTGCTTTCTTATAGTCATCTAAGATTTCTCTGTTGCTTTTTCTTAATGCCTCAACTTCTGCCATAAGTGCTGCTGTATCAACAGATGGATTTGGCTTAATTGGTTCTTCTGCCATAAATAAAAATTAACAATTATTTACAATATTAGCTCCATTTCACTTTATCAGCCCAAAAAGCGGCTGACATTTTGCCTTTTGCAATATTTTTTGCGTGTCTAGCTTTAAAACTGCGTCTTTTTGACTTATCTGCGTCTGATTCTCCCTGTCTTGGTGGTTTTGTCTTTGCTCCCTGCATACCAAACCTTATAAGTTTGACTCTATCGCCTTCTTTAGCTAAAACAACATGAGACTTTGTTGGGTGTGATGGGGTTCTCTTAGGTTTATTAAAACCAGACAATCCAAATCTTTTAAGTCTCGGATCTTTGCTCATTTTTTGTCCTTTTGAATTGCCGATTGATAACTTTCATAATTATCAAATTTTCCAGTATTAACTTGAGGATTATCAAAAATATTAAGTGCTGGATATACACTCTGTTTTTTTGTAGTTCTTTTAGGAAAGTTAGTGTTCATTTGCCTTTTCTTCTCATAGCCATGTTATGAGCCTGTGTAAAACTCATGCCTTCTCTCATCTTACGTTTCATATATTCCATGTGAGCCTTTGTATGCCCATGCGTTTCCTGATGCTTCTTTAATGTGTTTTTTTGTCTAATAGTTAGTTTCACACTTACCTCCTTTTGTTGTACTTAGTATATATAGATGCGTCTGCTGTTCTTGCCTTATCTCCTCTCATATAACTATTGACCCTTCCAAAAGACCATGCTTGCATTGTTGTATTTCTTGACCCACCAGATAAGTAAGCACCCTGCCCTTTGCGATAAACCTCTGCTAGTTCACCATAAAAAAACCTAGTGCCGTCAGCCTTTTTTTTAAGTGCTTTTTTTACGCTTTCGCTGAGAGGTTTTCTTCTTTTTCTTTGTGGTGACATTTTGAGCAACCCTTGATTTTTGTACAGCTTTTATATCAATAAACTCTCCTTTTCTGTAGGCTTCAGCAGTCCTTTTTATTTCAGCCGCTTTCGCAGCCCTATTTTTAGAACCAGACAAGTATTTTTTTGCAATACCTGTTTTTTTGTCTTTAGGAACTCGCCTTAGTTTCTTCCTTTTCACTTGTTACCTTTTTAGATTTTTTAGCAGTGACTTTTGGCTCTTTCTTTGGCTCATCATATGATTGAACCTTGAATGTATATCCCATTACTTTTTGCCTCCCTTCTTTTTCTTCTTTGTTCCTTTGGGCTTCATAGATCCGTAGTGTGAAGGCATGACAATAAAAGTAGCTGTTTTTATATTACTTCCTTTTGCGTTTCTTAGCTGTTTTTAAAATAAAGCTTTTTTACCAACAGCAGTATTATTGTCACCAATAGTATTTACCAATAGCTGTATTCTTGTTAGTCGTTGTAAAACCAATAGCAGTATTATGCTTACCAATTGTAGCAGTTAAAAGCCTTGCAATAACTACGTTTTGTGTAAAATAACCGATTGCTGTGTTTTGCTTCCATGCAATTTACCCAACTGCTGTATTATGTGTGCCGCTTGTATTTCCTACTGCTGTGTTCTGATAACCTTTTGTATTCCCTACTGCTGTATTTTGGTTTCTTGCAACAAAACCTATTGCAGTGTTTTAAATACAAATAATATTTACTTCTTTTTACGTTTTTTAGCACTTGATAAAGCTATGGCTTGTGCTTGTTTTAATGTTTTGCCTTCCTTCATCAGCAAACGTATGTTGCCAGAGATTGTCTTCTGTGATTTGCCTTTTTTAAGTGGCATAAGTAAACTGTATTTATGCTAACTATAACTATCACGACCCCACTAGGGGATATTGAAATTCAACATTCTAAAGAAACAGCAAAAGCTATAGGATCAAAAAATGCTGTTGAGCTTTGGGAAAATGATGTAAGAGAAGGACTATTTGGTGTTCATGGGCATATGTTTGATAAAAACAGTTGTGATATTGCAGATGTAATAAATGCAGCCGTTAATTCAGTTGGGTTGTCAAATGTAAAAGTGCCAGAAAAATCAAGACTTCAAGCTGTTAAAGATTTAGAAAGTTATACAACTGGATATTCTATAAACCCTTTGCCCTAGACATACCAACAATTATTTCAAAAAGATCTTGGTGTTCTCTATATAGTTTTGCCATGTTTTCTACTTTTCCAAACTGTTGAACAGTCATTGTTAAAACTTCAGATGATTCAAGTTTTTCTTTTATTCCAAATCTTGAGAAATCATATGGTTCATATTTTTTCCCCATATAAGGATCTAAATACTTGTCAACAAATGCTTTTTCTCTTGGTTGATACCTGATATTTGTTATATCTTTGAGTTTATAAATTGGCTTGCCAGCAGCCCTATCAACTGCACCAGACTCGGCATAAGCTTTCTTGTTATTGATAACTTTTTTTATCTTTGCATTGTCTGTGAATCCTCTTTTAAATTTCCATTCATTCATATAATTATTTAGTTTTGGGTTCATAACTTCTACTGAATGTGTTATTTCATGGAATGTTGTAGATTTACTTATCTTTCCTTGCCTATTAAGCTGTGTAGTAATAGAACCTTTCCAGTGTGAGTTAGATGCCCTGCTGGCTTTACCAATTTTTGTTATTGCTGGAACTCCATTTTCAGCATCAATAAAACCATTACCATTAAACATTCTTATGTATTCATCTAACTGACCTCTAATCTCTGTTTTTTGAGCAGCGTTCCATGTTGTAATCTTTGTATTTTTAATATATTTATTTATTTGTGCATCATTAAGAGTCGTTTCAAGCATTTTATTTCTCAAAGTAGTTAATCTTGTTTCAAATTTTTCTCTGAAATCAAAGTAATTCTTTTTAACTTTTTCAAATTTATCTAAAGCACCAATGTCTCTTGCCGCCTCTTTTGCAGCAACTTTAAACTCAGCTTCAAGTTTTTTAAGTTTATCAACATCAAGTCCACCCACTTCATCAATTAAAGCTTTACCATCTTTTCTCAACTGTTCTGGACTTGAATCTACCAACCTCCTTTCAAATCCAACAGGCTTAGTAACAGGTTTTGGCTTAGGTATCTTGATTGTAATATCACTTGGTTTGCCATACAATCTCTGCAAATCCTTAAGACTTCTCTCGCTGCCATCTTCCCTTACAAGTTTTCTAATAGCCTTCTGTCCAGATCCTTGCTTTTTTGCCAACCTTTTAAAATAATTTACCTTCCCTTCATTGCCTAAAGTTTTAACCTGTAGCTTTTTATCTTGCTTCAATAACCAATCACCATAAGCTGTTCCCTGTGGTACTCTGCCTGTCGTTGATGGTCTGGAAACAACTTTGCCTGCTGGTGGCTTTTCCAAGCTTGGATATTTCTTTTGCAATCCATCAAAGTCCACAACAGGAACAGTAGTAGATCGACAATTAAAATGCTGTGGTGGTGTTGGGCCTTTGTTATATGCAAATTTCTGTCCATCAAGCCTTCTACAAATAGGACTTGTTCTACTGTCAAGCGTTGCAACATATTCATATTTAGGAGCAACTTTACTATTTGCTGCATAAACAGCCTGTGATGCCTGATTCTGTACTTGATTAACAGATGTTCTTACTATCGTTTGCACCTGATAGTTTGCAAGTTTTGTAAGTTCTCCCCCTGCGGCTGCAATCTGTCTTACACTTCCTTTCTGTCCAAACTCAAGTCTGCCAACCATACGTCTTGCTATCTCTGCTGTTGATTCTCCACTAAAAACCCCTTGTCTAATAGTTCTAGCCAAACCCTCTTGTTGTCTTGTTGCAATGCCTCTAAAGGCTTTCTCTACTGTTTGTCCATTAGGTAGAGTCTGCATTGCCCCTTGTCTTGCAGTAAGTTCAAACTTTCCTGAGCCAAACCTTTTAAAATCATCTTCTGTAAATTCTTTACTGGTAAATATATTTACTTGTGTTGGATCTGTTTTTACAAAAGATTCTGCATATTTCTTACTTACAGCAACAGAATTTATTGGAACATTACCAGATTTTACAACTTTTTTTAATTCGTTTTCTATGAATCCAGCTTGTACTTTTGCTAAACCCTCAATCTCTTTAATCATTCTTTTTGAAGTTTCTCTCTCCCACATATCTAAACTTATCTTTGACTGTTGAATTATTGCCCTTAATCTTTTTCTTGTTTGTGGTGCAACAACAACCCCTGCCCCAGCTTGTGCTTGTCTAATATTTATTTCTTTAAGCTTTCTTGCAGCAAGTAAAATAACGTCATTATAAGTTTTAACAAAATCCTTTGCTACAGCATTACTATACCTGTTTAAGTCAATAGTCTCTCGAAAAAATGCCTCTGGTGTACTCATTCATCAAGCCGCCTCTTCTGTATCTTCGTCATCATCATCTGTAGCTGGTTCTTCTGGTGGTTCCATTTCTACCAAGCCTCCGCTTTGCGTGCTTTCCATTTCTTCCTCAATATCAAAGTCATCACCAAGAATCTCACCAGCAGATAATTGGTTAAGAAGTGTCTCTTGTGAGATAGTACCAGCAGTAAACAATGTTAGTAGGCTTGTTATCTCCTGAGGTTCAAGCCTTGTAGAAACAAAGTCTCTATTAACAAAACTACTTCCAGCATTAGGTTCGTTTAGATATTCACTATGAAATTTTAGGCAGTTATCAATTAAATCTTGCATCTGTTGAGCAATAACCATCATAGTGCTGTCATTCTGTGATCTATCTATTCTCTTTGCCTCTGCACTTTCCCCGACAAGCTTTTGTCCAAGTACAGCCGCTAATGACAAAGTATTAATCTGTTCTTTTAGATCGCCAAGCCTTTGGAACTGGCTTGCGTAACTGTCACTAGATGGGCTGATATATTCCATGCGTGACTCAGGTGGTAATGCAAGAGCTTCACTGGGGCCAGTTGTTATCTCATCAGCATTTGGATAACCAAAAACAGCAAGTAATGGAACAGAACTTATGTGTAAAATATTATCCAAGTCTGATTGAATCTGATAATGCTTAAGGTTTAACTCTGCTATGTCATACAAGGGGCTGCGTGACTCATAAAAACCTACCCTGTTGGAATATGCCACAGCAAAGGGAATCTTGTCTTTAAGGCTCATTTCACCCTCATCAAATAATTTATATTCACTATTCTTTTTATTTTTTCTATGAATCTCATATCTACCACGCTCTAAAACTCTTATCTGCTTTACTTGCTTTTCTCCATACTTGCCATCAGGTTCTACAACATTTTCCAATAACCTTAACTGTGTAAGCTGTCTTGCACCATCTATAATTTCACTTCTCCACCCCAGAATATTTCTAGGACTGTAAGTTACCCAGTATGGCCTAGTCTTATCTCCTTCTTTTGGTGCATCAACTAAAACACCTACGTGACCAAATGATATTGCTGTCCTTGCTGTTTCATATAACCAGACATTGAGATCATTACCCTCTAAATCTACATCGAATAATTGTTCCCTTACTAAGTCCGATACATCATCAAGTCTTACTGGCTTTCTTGTAAGCATACCTGACAGCATTTTTTCGATTCGTTGTGTAAAAGGAACTACATTGCTTCTGCTGAGTCTGCGATCATAGCTATCGTCAGTTTCCCTTTCAAGTTGTGGAAGGTATTTTCTATGCTCACTCCTTACTTTATAAGTACCCTCCCTGAGGTCAGTTATTAAATCCCAAAACTGTGCCATACGTTGATAAGCCGCGTTTGGTGATTCAACTGTTGAGACAGCCTGTGTTATAGGTTGGTTATAAATAT